AGGCGGGGGTCGGCGGTCAGCACCGCCCACTCCTCTGCCGTGAAGGCATCCTGTGCCACCACTTGCCCGGCGCGGGGCCAGAACCGGCCCAGCCGGAAGTGGCCGTCGAACCCGTTGTCTGCGGTCGATCTGATCAGAAGCGCGCTCATGATCAGGCCATCCACACGTTCACAAGCACCTTGACGGCGTTGTAGTGGGGGTTGGACCCGCCGCCGGACAGGAACGCTGTCTCAAACAGCGCCTTCGCCGCCGCCTCGTTGCTGGGCCCGACCATGATCGTCGTCGGGCGCACGCCCAGGGGCCGGCCACCATCGGCCTTCAGGTTGCGCATGATCGTGCGGGTGGCCTCAAAGTTCGCCGCCGTCAGCGCGGTGCGGCCGCAGTGGATCAGCTGCGGAAAGCCGTAGCCTGCGGCGCAGCGATAGCGGATGCCCCACTGGAACAGATCGTTGGTGAAGGCCGCGTCCGAGGTGGACGGATCGAACTTCATCTCCATCTCGGGCTTCGTCCGCTCCTGGAAGATCAGCGGCTTCAGCACCTTCGACTCGTCGATCAGGTACCAGCGCGCGCCGGCCCCGGTGGTAAAGTTCGACCAGGTGGTGGCGGTGCCGGTGCCGTCGGCGTTCGGGAACACCGGGTGGTCGGTGTCAAAGAAGAACTGCCCGTCATAACAGACCGAGCTTTCCCCGGCGGTGATCGCGTCGTTCACCAGAATGTCGGGCCACTGCGCCGCCTCTTGCCCCATCGACCTGGCAATCGGGGCGAAATGGCCGAACTGGTCATCCTCGATCTGCACGCGCTGCACGCCCAGCGTCGATTCGAAGATCCGGTTGCTGATCTGATAGCCGGACAGCTTCATGTCCTTGACCACGCGGGCACCGACCCATTCGCGCAGACGGGGGAAATCGCCCAGCCAGCTGTAGGTGTTCGACGCGGTTGTCGACGGCACCAGGGTTGCCACCCTGTCCCAGAACGCCTCGGCCCGCATTGCGGCGTAAGCATCCTTGAACGATGCCTGCAGCGAGGTGTTGAGGTTGGTCAGCAATGCGGGGGATGTGATTGCCATGTCGGGTTACTCCTGTTTCATCAGGGCAACCCGCTCGGTTGCCAGCTGCGCCTGCACGGCCTTCTCGGCCGCGAATTTTTCGGGGTCGGTGCCCATCATCCGGCACATCGCCAGCTCTTCGCCGGTCAGCTTGCCGGGGGTGGCGTCGGGCGTGCGGCGGTCCAGGGTGGATGCAGGCGCAATCACCGGCGCTGCCCCGACCATGGCCGTGAACAGATCCAGCCCGCCTTCCATGCGGCAGGCCGCCATGTGAAAGGCCTTCGATGCGGGCGCGATCTTGCCCGCCGTCACGGCGGCATCGACAGCCGCAGTGATCTCTGCCTCGCGCCGGGCCTTTGCCTCGGCCTCGAAGGCGGTGATCCGGTTCAGCGCCAGATCATGGTCGGCGCGCGGCACAAAGCGCGCCGGGTCCGGGGCTTCCGCACGGTTCAGGGCCGTGGCCGTGTCGGCCTTCAGCGCGTTGATGGCCAGAACGGCATCCGCCGCAGTGGCCGTGGCCGCAAGGCCCAGGGCGTCAAGGACCGCCTTGTCCATAGGTTCAGTCTCCGTGGTTGCGCGGTTCAGGGCCGCCATTTCAAGGTTCGGGGAATTGGTGAGCCCGGCGCTGACGATCTGCAGGATTTCCCCTGTCTCGACATCGTACCGGAACACCGGGCTCAGGTAGCGGTAGGCGCGCGAGGTGACGGTCGCCTCGCCTTCCGCGTTCCACTCGACACGGCCCCACAGGGCATTGTCGCGTACGTCAATCTGCTTGATCCAGCCAACGGCAGGTCCCAGCCGGGCACCGCACCGCTTTCAAAGTTCAGCGCAAGCCCGCGCAACTGGGGAAGGGGATGTGTCACCATGGGGGCAGACTGCCCGCTCGGCCCGCGCCGATCACCCTTGAATGTTTTCGGGGGTCGGCCGGCCTTTTTTGCCGCTTTGGCAAACCGCGCGTCAGCGGGCCGCTGAAGGCCCTTCCCGCGTTCAGGCTACGCCGGGCCGGGGCAACCCGACAAGGCCCTTTAAATGGTATTTAACGGCGCGGTTTCGGGCCATTGCGCGGGCCGGGGTCGCCGGGATGTGCCTTCGGCGTTGAACTTCGCCCGGCAAAGGGGTAGATGACAGGTGCGCCCGAGCCATTTGGACAGCCGGTCATGTGCCGTGATGGGGTTCCGACCATCCGGGCGTCATTCCCTGAAAACCTCCATACCGGGCCGCGTCGTGATTGATTTGCGCTTGGCAGGCTTCAGCGGATAAATCGTCCTGACCCCTATCTCTTCGGTTTCGGCCATCACCTTCAGGATGAAGACCCACGGGTCGATGCCCGCCGACATAACGTAGATATCCGTCCTGCCCCCGCGCCGCTCGATCAGGATGGACCCTTTCTGCAGTGCCTCTGACAGGATCAGCAGCGTGCCAGTCGTCACACGGCGTTTCCTGGCCTCGAACTTGTCGCCATAGTCTGACGTCATCCGGACCACCCGCGCCTTGACCCCGGCGGCTTCGGCAAGACCGCCGGGCAGAACCGCAACCGGCACCGCCGCAGGGGAAGCGCCTTTCAGCACCCGCTCCGCCGCCCAGCTTGTCGCCACGTCCTTCACCGCCGCCCGCACTACCGCCTCGGGTGCCCCTTCCAGCCGGTCGCGCAGCAGCCCCTCTGCCGCCTGGCGGCGCAGCTTGCCGGGGTTGCGCTGCCAGCCGGGGTCGATCCCGACCGGCACCAGCTGCACGTCGCCGGTGCGCTTGTTCACCACCTTGCGGTCGGGGATGTCCGGCGTGGCGCTGATCCCGCGCCGTTCCGCCTCGCGCCGCGTCACCGGGCGGACCTTGCATTTGCAGCCCCAGCCGTTCGGCGGCATCCATTCGTCCCAGAACGGGCTGTCCACCGGCAGGATCAATCCTTCCTTGTCGGCGTGGTGCGGGCGGTGCTTCTCGCTGGCCCCCAGCGTGTATTCCAGATAGGGAAAGGCCCCCTTGGTCCGCTCGATCCGCTCCCACTGGCCGGCCGCGCGGGCGCTGCGCAGGTTGGCGTCATAGATCGTGCGCAGCCGCCGGGGCGACCCAAGCTGCGCCTCCACCACCTCGCCGGTCAGCGGGTCTTCCATCGCCTTGCGGCCCCACCAGCCGGCCAGCGCCGGGTTGGCACGCCAGTTTTTCTGAAACTGCGCAAAGCGCAGCCCTTCGTCCAGCGCCCGCTGCACCTCGCCCCGCATCGCCTCCAGCAGGTCCATCTCGGCCACCTTGGCCACGGCAAAGGCCACCGCGTGTTCCTCCGGCTCCACATCCAGCCAACTGAAGGACGGGCGCAGGCCCTTGTTGCGCAGGAACCGCGAGGCTTCGGGCGGCGGGCCGGGATTGAAGCTGTAGCCCGGCCGGTCTGGATGCTCAGTCATCCTGCGCGTCGTCCACGGCTTCGGCAATCGCCGCTTCCATCCCGGCCCCGACCTCTTCCCAGTCGGCCAGCATGTCCGCCCCGATTTCGTCCAGCAGGTCCTCGCCCTGCTGGCGGTTCAGCGCCAGACCGGGGCTTGCCCGGTTCCGCGCCGGGGCCGCAGCCGGGGCGGGGGCGGTGCCGCCCACCACCTCGTCCCCGTCTTCCGGGTCGCTGAAGCCCAGCGTGGCGCGCAGTTCGGTCGCCTTGAAGCTCAGGCCCCGCTCCATGAGCCTTGCGGCACCCTCGATCTTGGCTTTGATGTCCTCGGGTTCCGCCACCGGCAGCGTCAGGCGCGGATAGGCCTGCTGCGCGCCGAAGTTCAGATCGACGAAAGCCCGCACCAGGTCACGGTTGATCGCCCCCGCCACCGCGCGGGCGTCTGCGGCGGCAATATCATGGCGCACCTCATTGTGCACCGTGGCCTGCGCCTGGCTGGACCCGCTGTCGGCGGTCATCGTCTGGCCCAGCACCGCCTTGCTGATCTGCTCGTCGATGTAGCGCCCGAAGGCTTCGAACACCCGCTCCGGCCCGGACAGCGCCAGGCCCCTTTCAAAGGCAATCTCCATCGACTTCGGCAGCACCGCCGCCGCGTCGGTGCCGATGTTCGCCACCGCCTGGTAGAGCTTGGCCACATCGTCTTTCGTGGCCTCCGGCCCGTAGCGCCCGATGCGCAGCGGCAGGCCGTAGGTCTCGATAAACGACATCCAGTCCTTGGACGTATAGGCCTTGCACATCCAGCCGAAAGCGACCACGCGGGCCAGCCCGCCCCGAAAGGTCAGACCGGATTTCATCCTTGCCCGGTGGCAGATGAACTTGAACGGCTCCAGCGGCACGCCATCGACCGGCCCGGCCTCGTCCAGCAAACGCAGCTCGCCACGCGTCTCCCGGTCAAACACGAAAAAGCGCGGGTCACGATGATCGAAGCGCGCGGGGGTCCAGCGGCTGGCGCTGCGCGCCCAGTCGATCTCGACCACGGAGAACCCCTTGCCCAGGGCATCCAGCAGATCCTCGACCATGTCGGCAAAGCCGGGATGCTCGGCTATTTCCTCGCGCACCGCCTCGGCGATCTCCACGTCGCGCGCGCTGTCGCTGGCCGGTTCGACCTGCGGCATGATGCCGGAGATCGCGCGCTTGCGCGTGCCCAGAACCGAGAAATAATGCGGGTCCCGCTCCTCCATCTCCTCGGCCAGGATCAGGAACTCGCGCAACTCGCCCTGGTCGCAGGCGCGCAGGATCGACGCAAGCTTGACCGGGGTCAGACCGGACGCGGCGCTGCCCGCCCAGGTCTGTCGGATGCCGGTCATCCCGCCCTCGGCCAGCGGGACGGTCAGCTTCTGTTGCCGCACCGGGCGGCCATAGGCATCAAGCAGCGCCATCAGAACAATCCTTTCTGCGCCGCGAACCCGCCTGTCAGCCGGAAGTCGCGGTCAAAATCATCGCCGCCATGGCGCGGCACCGCGCGGTAGTCATAGGGCTGGTAGGCCGATGCCGCCCCGCTGACCGCCAGCGCCATGGCCCAGAAGCGGTCGGCGTGACCGTCGCCTTCGCCATCCGCCACCAGGCGGCGCACCCCGGTCGGCCCCACGCTGGACTGGATCGAATGCAGATCGGCGCGCAGCACCACGTCGCCGGCCGGAATGCGAACCTTGCGGTCCTGCATGCCTTCCTTCAGGCGCGTGGCCAGGTCCAGCCGGTTCGGCCCGGTGAACAGCACGCCTTCCACCCGGTCGGTGCCGTGGCGGCGCTTGGCATCCTCGACCGGCTTTTCGCCCATGCCGGTCTGGTCCATCCGGTGCCGCACGATCCGGTATTTGCGGAACATCTCTGTCCGGATCGCGTCCTGTTCGGCAAAGCTGATCCGGCGGCGCACCACCAGTTCGCGCAGCCACAGCACATCGCCCAGCTGCTCGAACACCGGCAGCACGAACAGGTCGTTGCGCGCGGCGATATCCTCGCCGGAAAAACACGGGCCACCCTGATACAGCCCCGGCATCCCGGCCGCCGGGTGTTCGCAGCCGCTGATCAGGTCGTAATCCAGCCAGGCACTGGCGGCATCCAGCCACTTCAGCTCGAACTCCTGCGCCCAGGCATCCTCATCCGCCAGCGCCGCACGCAACTCGGCAATGTTCACGTCCAGCCCCTGCGCCACCGCCTGGTAGATGTCGGTGACATGGCGCGACCAGGTGTCGCCTTCGGCCGTCATCAGCTCGTAGAACTTGTTGCCCTTGCCGTTTGGCGTGCTGATCACGCGCAGCTTGTGCCCGCCGCGCGCCACCACCGGAAAGGCCGATGCCCAGATGCGGCGACTGTCTTTGTGAAAGGCGAACTCGTCCAGCAGCAGATTGCCGCCAAAGCCGCGCGCGGCATCCGGGCTGGCCGACAGCGCGATGGCCCGGCTGCCGCCGGGAAACCGCACCTCCTGCGTCTTGTAGGTGGCCTCGGGCACGTCGATGACCGTGGTCTGCCCGCCCGCTGTCACCTCCTCGCGGTGGGCCGGAACCTTGAACTCGCCCTCTTCAAACACCGGTTCCTGCTTGCGGGACAGGCCGCGCAGCACCTCGTAATAGGCCCGGACCATGGGTTTAAGGGCGTCTTCAAGGGCCTCTTTCGCGGTGCCTTCCGACCGGGACAGGATCGTCCAGCGCGCCTTGCGCCCCTCGGCCTCGGCCGCCGTGCAATCCGCCGCGACCTCGCCCATGCTGGCGAATGTCTTGCCGCCGCGCCGCGTCATCATCCCGATCTTGAATCGCGACGTGTCGGCAATCCACGCCCGCTGATAGGGCAGAAAGCGGATCAGCGGGCTGTCCGGGGCAAGGGCGCTCATTGCCGGCCGGCCTTCAGCGCCTTCAGCGTGGCCAGCGCCCGGTCAAGCGACTTGTCGATCTGCGATGGCACCGCAGCGCGCGGACGGGAATTCCAGCCCTGCAACCGGAAGATCACGCGCGCATAGGTCCGCTCGTCGACCGCCTGTCCGCCGATCAGCGCCCGGATCAGCAGCGCAGAATGCCGGCACAGATGCACGATCCCGTCGTCGCGCTTTGCAAAGAAGGTCGCCTGCAACGCAAGGTCATTGGCCACCTGTGCCGGGGTTGCGGTCATGACGCGTCAGTCCCGGCCTTCGGGCAGCACCGCCCGGCCCGGCTTGAACACCGCCCGGTTCACCGCCATGAAGCCCTGCTCGATCTGCGTCCGCCCGATGGCCAGCCAGCGCTTGTCAATCTCGGGATCAGCGGCCAGGTCATCCAGAATGCGCAGGACGCGCTCTTCGGCCTCTTTGTTGATGTTGACCTTATGAACGGCGGTCCCGTCCTGCGGGCGGTACCCGGCCACGGGCAAACCCTCGTGTGTCTTCTCAGTGGTCATCACGCGCTCCAATCGGAAAGTCCGGCAGGTCCACCGTCTGACCTGCCAGGGGATGGGTGCAGTCCTGCAGAAACAGGATGCGCCCCTTTGTCACGAAGCTATGGCAGACGGTGTTGATCCGGCGGTCGGCCAGCATCCGCTCCCGATCTTCCGGCAGCTGGTAAGTATCGATGATCCGCTCGATCTCGGCGTCGCCGCCGTCGATGCGGACGCCGCGCACCAGAATCGACGGTGTGAAGGTCGGGCAGTCGCCATCCCCGTTGAACCCCCAGCACGGCCCGTCCGGGGTGGCGTCGCGGCTGACCATGATCTGGTGCGCCTCGCCGCAGCCGGGGCACCAGAACGCCACCCGCCCGCCTTCAAGGGTGCGCAGCTTGGTCCCAAGCGCGGCCATCACGCAAAGCCCATGATGCGCCGCGCCTCAGCCCGGAAGTCTTCGGTCACTTCGCCCGCCGCCACCGCCGCGTCCAGCTTCGCCGCCTGGGCCTTGCGCTCTGCCGCCGCCAGCTGCTCGCGGATGCCCGACGACGCCATGATGTCCTTCATCATCCGACCGATGAAATGCAAGCTCTTCGGGTCGATCTCGCCCGCGTCCTTGACCATTTCGGCCTGCATTACCTTGAAAGCCAGCGCGGTGATCATCTGGAACAGCACGTTGTGGCGCTTTGCCTCTTCGCCGATCCCGGCCTCGGTCATCCATTCGGCGGCCCAGGCGCTGGCCGATTCCTGCACCTTGACGAACTCGGCGTATTCCGCGCCATAGGCATGCAGGGCCGACTTCTGGATGCGCAGCTCCAGCCCTTCCTCTTCCAGCTTCCAGTTCAGTGCCTCGGCCAGCGCCTCATACCCGGCAAAGCCGCGCTGGCGCAGCTCCGCCTCCAGCCAGCGCTTCAGCTCGGGCGGCAGAAGATCCACCTTGCGCGGGGCGGGCATGGTCAGCGCCCCGGGCCGGGGCGCTGCACATCCGGGTGCGTGGCCAGGCCGCGCGCCAGTTCGCAGCCGCGCGCGGTGGCGGTGACCACCACGAAGTCCGCGTGATCGTGACAGGCCACGAAACCCTGCTCACGCAGCCAGGCCAGTTCGGTGACCACCTGATCGCGGGTTGACGGCACGCCCACCCCGATCAGCACCGCTTGCAGGATCGACCCGTTGCTGGTGTATTCCGCGCAGGCCTCCAGGTGCTTCAGGATCGCAAGCCTGCGGTGCCTGCGCACCAGTTCGCCATAATCGCTCATCGCTTGCCCGCCTCCAGAAGGTGCGCGTCATGCCGCGCGACAACACTTTCCAGCCGCTCCATGATGGCGACGTTTCCGGCCATGACTTGGGACACCGATTTGATCTCGCCTTCAAGCCGCACCATGGCCAGTTCCAGCGCGTGCATGTTCTGCAGCGACGGCAGCGATTCCTGCGCCTGCTCGACGGCGCTGATCCGGGACTCGTGCTGCTGCAGCTGATCTTCATGCGCATCCAGCCGCTTCGCATTCGCCCGGCTGCCCGATGCCATCAGGTTCCAGATCGTCAGCGCAAAGGTCAGCAGCATGTTCAGGGCCACCACCCAGGCGACCAGCGGGCTGATGTTCAGCACATCCCCGTTCATTTGCCGATCCACTTGCCAGCCACGTCCTTGATCGTGTGCCCGCCCATGTAAAGCGTCATGTAAAGCGCGCTGATCGCCATCAGATGCTCGAACGGCATCGGCGGCAGGGCAATCTTCCAGATGGCATTGGCCACATGCAGGATGATGGCGTTCCAGAACCACAGAACGCCCAGTCCATACATGCCCAAGGGCCGCCAGGCGCGCACCCAGACCGGCTCTTTCCGCTCTGCGGCAAAGACGGCAACCTTCGCGTCAAGCTCTGCCTCATGCAGCGCGATGATCTCCGGGGCCAGCGCCTCGGTCTCGGCGATGGCCTGCCGGACCAGTTCGGGCTGCCCGCGTGCCGTTTCATCCAGCGCCGCCGGTGACACGCCCGCCCGGTCGGCGATCTTGCGCAGGACTTCGGTTGCCAGCGGCCCGCCCACCTTTTCGGACAGTGCCTTTTGAATGAACGGCGCGCCGACCTCGGCAGCAAGGGCAAGCAGGGCTGACATCAGAAACTCCTCAGAATTCGGGCCAGACGCGGCAGTCTTCGCTGCACGGTCGCGGCAATTGCATCGCGGTACTGGAAGGCCAGCCAGCCTGCCCAGAGAACCGCCAGCCCCAGCAGCACAGCGCCCGACAGCGGCACGCCCGCCAGCGCATCGGTGCCGCCGGTGGCGGTGCCCGCGCCGGTCAGGCCCAGGGCGGGGGCGGCGACGGCCGTCTTGCGCCTTGCATCAATCCGCCGCTGCAGGGTGGACAGGGTGGCGCGACCCAGAATGCCGTCGACAGTC